AAACACAGAAAGGAGTTTAAACACTTATGTTTAAATTTTTATTTAATATGTCAAAGGAGACAAATAACATGGCAAGAGCTAAACTATCAAAAACTGAAAAGGTAAGAAACCTTTTTGCTAAAGGCAATACTGTAACTTGGAAATCTCTAAGAAACACATTTGACCTTAAATCACCAGCTAATATGGTTGGTAAATTAAGAAACGAAGGTATGATGATTTATGAAAATAGAACATCTGCTGGCGTATCTTACAGAGTAGGAACACCATCAAAAGCTGTAATCGCAGCTGGTCAAACTGCTTTGTTTGGTTCACAAGGTTACGCTAACGCATAATCTATCAAAATTAAGGGTAGGCGCTCCATGCGCCTGCCTTTTTCCTATGGAATTAACCAAAAACCAGAGAATGGTAAGAACATTGGCAGAGAATTTTAAAGATAAACCAATGACTCGTAAAGTTGATACATACGAGTACGAGAGTTTAGAAACATGCATAAAAACGGAACAAGTACCACCTAATGAAATTGCAGAATTATTCACGGATCCAGATTTTTATAAATGGTACGAAGACAGAAACTTTAAGGATAAATAATACTGTCGAATATATATTTAAACTGAAGGAGAAATTATGGCCGAACAAGCAAGACACCCACATTTAATGAACCCAGCTTCTATGAAAACAAATCAAGGAACATCTGGTATGGGTCAGACAGTAGAACTAATGTCTGAAATTCTAAAAAAAGTTAATAACGCAAAAGATAAACCTAAAAAAATTCAAGTATTAAGAGAACATGCAACAGCACCTCTTAAACAAGTCTTGAAAGGTGCTTTTGACCCTAATATTGCATGGGATTTACCAGTAGGTGACCCACCATTCATGGCAAACGAAGCTCCGATAGGAACTGAACATGGTCTATTAAGAAACGAATCTAAAAGACTATGGCATTTCGTAAAAGGCGCTGATAATGCTACTAATAAAGTACAAAAAGAAAAAATGTTTATTCAAATGTTAGAGGGTCTTCACACAGACGAGGCACAAGTTTTGTTAGGTATGAAGAACAAATCATTGAATAAGATGTATAAAGGTCTTACCGAATCAGTTGTCAAAGAGGCATTTGGTTGGAATGACAAGTTTGTACGACCGGAGTAGTGACAATACTGTCGCAGCTATCAAAAAAAGCACAAAAAGACTAAAAAAAGCGCCAAATATAGTAAAAAAGTGCTTGACTCTATGTCCGTTTTAGTGTATAATGTATCCATAAATAATGAGAAAGGATATATTATGAAAAAAATAATCTTTATTTGTTTAGTTTTGTGGTTCGGTTTGAACGCAATTTCTAAATCAGTACAAGCAGACGAGTATAATACGGCTGTTGTCGCTCATGTTATTAAAGAAAACATAAGTGGTAATGGTGTTGATATGTCAGTATTAGAGGCAGAGATGGCCAAATTGGCGTATAAATTTTCTTTAGAGATGACAGATGTTTTAGAAAAAAACTTACCTGTTATACTTGAAAGTATTGCTAAAGAGTTACAGATGAAAGCAGACGAGATGTACAAAAAGGAAATAAGTGGCTAAAAAACAATCACGAAAATTCAGAGATGATGTACCTGAAATACCATTTACATATGATTTCTATTTGGTGTATTGGGAGGATATTCAATCAGACGCTGGTTGGAAAACAATGAAAGAAATTCAAAACATGAAACCTGCTATTTGTGTATCAACCGGTTGGTTGGTCAAATCAGATAAAAAGGTGCATGTGTTGATGAGTGACTACAATTATGAAGAGAATGGTGACTTGGCAGATGGTGGTAACACAACAGTTATACCAACTAAAAATGTAATCAAGAAATTCAAAATTGCAGATTTATAATAAATGAGAAAAGGAAAACTATATTATGGCACAACAAACAAAATCAAAAGAACTAGACCACTATTTAAAATCAGTTATTAGTGGCGTACCTAAAAAACTAGACCACTTCATTAGTAGTGATGAAAACAAAATGACTTATTACACAGGTAATTGGTCAACAGATGTTGCAAATAACTTTACAGAAAAACAATCTGAAAAGATATTTAAAAACATGTCGAAATATATTGATAGAACTGATTTACAATTCTTTCAAAAGAAAAACAAAAACATTGAAATAGGCACTTGGTCAGAGTATGGTGAAAATGAACCAGAATCAATATCAAGTTACGATTATATCATAATCAAGCGAGCCTAACATGGTTGCAAAAATCAAAACAATTCTTCAAACATTGATGGCCGTAGTGGTCATCATGTTTTTTGGTGGTATATGGTACACAGTATCAGCAGAGAAAGACGAAGCACAAGCTAATGTCTTAGAATTAGAAGTCGAGGAGATTGTTGAAACTTTAGAAGCAATCAACACTTACACATTACCAGATTTTGAGAGAGCAAACAATCAAACTTTTATTGATAGTGTAGGTGCATGTGTAAACTATATTTACAATACAACAACAGATGTGACACCTGTAATCTATGAGGTGTTACTGGCTCAGGCTGCTTTAGAGAGTGGTTGGGGCAATAGTAGATTTTCATTAGAGGGTAAAAACTTATTTGGTATTCGTACATATGATTTAAGAGAACCACATATGTTACCTAGTAATAAACCTAAAAAATGGGGTGTAAGGGTCTATATGCATGAATGTGATAGTGTACAACATTATATGAATATACTAAATAATGGTGGTGCTTACGATAAGTACAGAGAATTAAGAGATAACGGTGTAGAAGATTCTTTACAATATGTTGAAACACTTGGTGCTTATGCAGCTGATGAGAAATACTTTCCTAAATTAAAAAGTATTATTAAGAAGTTGAGAACAGAATACGATATACCAAAATTAGATTAGGACTTATATGTTAACAATACTAATAACTTTTTTAAGTGCTATATCCATATCTGTAATAGCCGCTGGTTATTCTATCATGGGTTTAGCAACTTTATTTGCAGGTGCAGTAGTACCTATCATTGCTATGGGTAGTGCATTAGAGGTCGGCAAACTTGTCGCCGCCTCATGGTTGTATAATAACTGGCGCAATAAACTTGTACCAAAAACAATAAAACTATATCTTACATTTGCTGTTGTAGTTTTAATTTTTATCACATCTATGGGTATCTTTGGTTTTTTATCAAAGGCACACCTAGACCAAGTACAACCTACATCTAGTAATAATATCAAAATAGAATTGATTGACAATCAAATCAAACAACAGAATTTAATTATTTTTAGAGCAAATAAAACTCTTACATTACTAGATAAGACACTTGAAAAATATGTTGACATGGAATATGTCACAAGAGGATTAAAAGAAAGAGAAAAACAAAAACCAGAAAGGGACGCATTGACGCTTGCCATCAATGGTGCAAGTGATAAGATTGCTGAACTATCAGACAAAAAAGGTGCATTACAATTAGAACAAGATAAGATAGAGGCCGAAGTAGGACCTATCAAATATATTGCAGAGTTGATATATGGTGATGAAGCAAAAGACCATTTTGATAAGGCAGTTAGGTGGGTAATAATAGTATTAATATTTGTATTCGACCCATTGGCAGTTTTATTATTAATAGCTGCTAACATATCATTAAGGAGTAGAAAAGTTGCTAAAGAAGAAGACGAAGCCAAAGTCCAAAAAGATTACCAAAAAGAAGCTACTAACGCAAAAGTTAGAGCGAAAAGAGTCAGAGATAGAGAAAAAGTTTATAAAGATATTCTTAAAAAAATAGGTACAGGTGAATTGAAGTCGAAAGACTATGATAAAATGAAGAAATTAGGTCTAAATCCAGATGAAATTCGTATAAAACTTAACCAAATAATGGATTTATCTTAAACAGGTGGTTGCCAAAGAGAGTAAAATGGTATATAATGTAGTTATGATTAGTGAAAAATTAAAAGATAGGCGAATCAAAAATGCCGAGAAGGCATGTAGGGACGCTAGAACAGATTGGGCTAAGAATTTCTGGTACGGTGTGTTCTCTAAATTATGTAAAGAGTATGGCCGTGATGAATACTTTAGAAAGGCGATAAATTAATGAATATATTTTATCTTGACCATGACCCGATTGTGGCCGCTGAAATGTCATGTGATAAACATGTATGTAAAATGATTATTGAATCTGCTCAGATGTTATCTACTGTACACAGAATGTTAGATGGTACACAATACACAGGCAAGACAAAAACTGGTCGTAACATCAAAAGGTGGAAACATCCTAATTCAAACTTAGAAGAAACTTTATATCTAGCATGTCATACAGGTCATCCTAGTACAGTATGGGTTATGTCAAATGCATATCACTATAATTGGTTATACAAACATATGATGGCATTACACAAACAATGGCAGTTGAGATATGGTCATATAGATGACCACAAAACTATTCAGTTATTAGGTGATATACTAAAACATCCGCCTAAAAATATACCACTAAATAAGATTGCAACAGAACCAACACCTGCTATGCCAGATTATTGTAAGATACCAGGTGATGCAATAGAAAGTTATCGTAAATACTATTGTTTAGAAAAAACTAGTTTTGCGACATGGAAATCACCTGCTAGTGTACCAATGTGGTATACTGAGGGTGTTAAATACTATCAAAACAACATTGACTTATAGGAGTTAAAATGCGAGAAAAACTTATAGAAGCTCTAAAAGCACATGCAGTAGGGCATATAGAAAAACACAAAATGAATGTAGAAGTGATTCTACAAAAAGCAGTAGGTATTGGTGAACATGGAGATGTTCTTACTGAGGCT